ATTTGATTATTACAGCGAAAGTGGTGAACTGCTGGCGGAGAATCGTGGCTGTTTTACCATCAGCTATGGGCAAGATCCCAGCAACCTCACCCTCTTGGCCCGGCGCTTACAGGAATGTGATATCGCTCTCCATCAGAGATACGTCCATCCCCATGTGAGATATGCTGTACCCTGTCATTCAGCAGACTACATGTTTGATCTACTCAATCTCTCGCATGTGCTGCCAAACCTATTCAAGGAAAAAACATGACAAAACCCATGATACCATTTGGTTGGTTGCCCGGACACTGGGGACTAAAAGGACAAACTAGAGAGATAGCGCAAGCAGAATATGAACTGCAGGGTGTAGAACTAGAAAAAAAACTTCTGGAAATTCGTTTACGGGATAATCCTCAGTTAGTCAAACGAGGTCATCTGGATTTACAGTTAAAGCATCAAGAAATCAGCAAGTATGATTATGATATTGCATGTGCCGAACTTGAGTTACAAGGCAGTGACCTAACTATCAAAAAGTTGGATATTGATCTTGAACATGGCAAAATCACCAGCCCAGTTTTTGAAAGAAAAAAAGCGGATGCTCTAGGGCAACCTTGGGTCAGTATGCCAGTTATTAGTTGGGTTCCTGAAAATGCAGCCAGAACTTATTTTGAGCTGGATTACAACGAACATTTTATAAAATATTTACAAGACCATGGTTATACAGGAAGCGATGATGATATTTTAAACCGCTGGTTAAATGATGTTTGTCAAGCTGTAAGCCAGGAAATCGGTCAAACCAGCCGAGATTTTGTTACTGATAACGATGGCAGAATCTAGATGGTGTTGACACGCACCCTTCATGTGCTATAATCAAGGTTGTAGCAAGGATTTAATATTGTGACCAGACAGACCTATGTGCTAATCGATACGCAGAATCTATTCATGTAATATAATCTTTAAAAGGATACGCATAAATAACTTATGCGTATTTACCCTCAAACCATATTCCTACAAAATAAATACACAAACTGGTATCTTGCTATTGTGGAACGAGCTAAAAATCGGAAACCAGTAGTCGTTGGCGAAAACCACCATATTATACCGGTATGTTTATACAAAAATAATCGTAGTAAAAATAAAAGACCTGGATGGATAGATGGAGATCCAGATCAAACTGATAATATTGTTCGATTAACTTTTAAAGAACACTTTATTTGTCATTGGTTATTAACAAAAATGATGATTCACAGTGCTGACCAACACAAGATGGAATATGCATTAAGTTGTTTCAGTAGATCAATAAAAGGCGAGCAAAAACTTCTGACATCTTTAGAGCATTCTCGGTTAAAGTTTGCACGTAGATTGGTTATCAAAACGATTCCATCAAGCAAAGGAAGGAAAAAAACTCGAGGAAAAGAATATTGGTGGAATAACGGTGTAGATGAATCAGTCTCTGCAATTTCTCCTGGTGATAAATGGGTAAAAGGCCGTCTACCTAGTCCTTTGAAAGGTCGACCAAATAGTTATTCAAGAGGAGCGCAGTGGTGGACCGATGGAGTTTCTATGCAAGTGAGTAAAACATGTCCGGGTGAAGGTTGGTCTCTTGGCCGCACGCAACTAAAATCAATTAAAAAGCACAAAAAACATGTGTGCCCACCACATTCTGAAGAAACCAAAATGAAAATCAGTATCGCAAATCGTGGTCGGAAAAGATCATTAGAAACACGGCAAAAGATGTCAGAAGATCGAAAAGGTAGATCGACTGTTACTAAAGGGTCAAAATGGTACAATAATGGACAAGTTGAGATACGCAGGCGTGAACATCCTGGAATAGGATGGGAGCTAGGAAAAATTAAGGCTATTGACAAGAATAAGAAAGGCTAATAGTATACCTATCATGAACACTTATATCGTTGTTGACTGTCAAAATCTCTTTCTTCGCATCAGGCATGGAACGAAAGCTCCCGATGCCGATACCCAGTTTAATCTTGCCCTGCATATCGTTTTCAACAGCATCAAAAAAGTTTGGCAACAGTTTGATGCCAATCATCTGATTTTTTGCCTGGAAGGACGTTCCTGGCGCAAAGACATATATCCAATATATAAGGCCAATCGCAAGGCAGCGGTGGCGGCCAAATCTGCTGTTGAGCAAGCCGAGGACACTGCATTCTTCCAGGTCATGGAAGAATTTACAACATGGCTCCGCGAGCACACAAATGTCACACTACTCAGGCATGCCAATGCTGAAGCTGATGACATGATTGCTCGCTGGGTGCATTTGCATCCCGATGACATGCATATTATCATCAGCAGTGATGGTGACTTTCAGCAGTTGGTGGCAGAAAATTGTTGGATTTACAACGGCATTGCCGGACTGCTCTATACTCATACTGGCATTTATGATCGTGATGGCAAGATTGCCAAAAACAATCGAGGGGAAGAACTGGCAGTGCCAGATCCCGAATGGCTGCTTTTTGAAAAATGCATGCGGGGTGATGATGGTGACAATGTCATGAGTGCATATCCCGGCGTCCGCAAAAAGAAGCTGCTGGAAGCTTATGGCGACCGTCACAATCGCGGCTACACCTGGAACAATCTCATGCTGAGTAAATGGGTTGATCACAACGATGAGGAACATCGAGTTCGCGATGATTACGAGCGCAATCGACTGCTAATTGATCTAGATGCTCAGCCGCAGGACCTCAAGGAAAAATGGGACGAATGCATTCGCACCAGTATTATCAAACAACCGCGAACACAAGTGGGCATCAAGCTCATGAGGTTTTGCAACACACATGGCCTAGTCAGGGTGGAAAAGTATCATCAGGAATATGCTCCGTGCTTTAGCAGCCTGTATACTGGAAACTTGATTAAAGACCTGGCATGCCATGATTAACCCTGATGTTGGTTAAGGTTTCTGGCAGTCTGGGTCTATATGCCTGGCGTGTGGAAGTTGATGAATCAGCAGGCTGGGAATATCATGAAAAATGGAAGCAATGGTTAACCGAGTATTTTACAACAAACGAATATTTTGTTGCTGCCGCCAACGTGGTTTATTTTAAAAGTCGAGAAAATGCCATGTTTTTTTCTTTAACTTGGAACTAATGAGCAAGCCCTGGAATCTCACGCCACCTTGGCCCCACAACTGCGCTTTGCCTGACGGCGAGCGCATGGTCCGGTATAGTCTGGTTCAAGAAATACGCAACTGGTGTGAAACGCAAACGCAAGGTCAATATTGGTGGGAGCCTGGTAGCATGTACATCTACTTTGAATATCCTCAAGACTGCATGATGTTTCAAATGCGTTGGCATTGACATGTTCTTGGCATTACAATAAGTTAGTGATATGAAAAACAAGCTGGTATTACATCCCCTAACTGACAACAGTTGGTTGGCATGGCAAGGTGACACTCGTCGGGCGCTGGTCGTGCAAACGGCTGATCATCTACTATGGGTCACCCTGCAAGGTTCGCAACAGTATGCGGATCAGCAACAACTGGAAAATCAGTTGGGTGTGGAACTCTTGGTGGCAGAAGTAGAAGAAACTGTGGAGCAGGATAAAACTCAACAGCAAGTTCAGGGCTTGCCTGTCAAGCACTGGCCAGTGTTTAACACTGTGACTGATCCTGTTGTAACATATACTAAATCAGCCACTAGTGCTGTGCAGTATGCAGCAGGATACTGGGCTTTTTTGTTTGCAGCAGGCTGGACAGGCAGTTGGTGTCCCAAGCTACAAACACTGGCTGATTATCAACATATTGGACCTTTTTCCAGCAAACTGGAAATGCAAACAGCCATAAACACCAAAAACCGAGAGTAGCACATGGACATTCAACCAATTCGAGATTTCCAAAACAGCTATAAAGCCGCTCGTGATAGCAACAGTCGTGAAATCCGACTCAGTGTCAATCAAGCACAACGCTTGCACGACAGCATCAGTGAGGTTCTGGCAGAAATAGTCAAGTTGCAGAACGATACCATTCTGCTGCAAAGTCAGCTTACGGATGCATTGAAAAATCCCACAATGGATTGGAATGGAGGCAGGTTTTGAAACTGGTTTATCGCAAATGTGATAACAGCTTGATTTCTGACATGTTACCGGGCTTTTTGCATTTAGATCGCGGTAGTTGGGTAGCAGGCGGGGCAGCACGATGCTTGTGGTTTTCTCAGGAATCACGTCTCCGGAGTACCGCTAGTGATGGCTACAAGCAAGACATTGATGTGTTTTGTAAAAACCCTGAACAGCAACAAGAGATCCAGGCATATGTGCAAAATCGGTATTTGTCATCAAAAAAACATTTTGACCTAGACGATCCCCAAATAGATTTTTTTAAATCTCCTGATGTTTATACCTCCAACAATGCTACCACATTTCGCAACTGTAGGAAAACCGACAATGAGTTTTACAGCTTGCAAATAATTAAACGTTGTCAGGAATCTCTTACTGAGCTGCTGGATAGTTTTGATTTTTACAACTGTCAGTTTGCCACCAATGGAATTTGGATGGTAGCCAGCAAGGCAGCTATTGCCAGTTGGGAAAACAACACCATCATGGTAAACGAGCAATTTCATGGTGAAATAAAAATTGCCAGAATTTTAAAATACTGCATTTACGGTTTGCACCCCACCAGGGAACTCTGGCAGGATATTTTAAACAAAAGTCTGGCCACACGCAAATCAGGATGGAACTATGACTACCAAGCTTGACCAAGCTCGCATGCAAAGTTTGCTATGCGATTATGTAATATGCGTGCCTCAAGATAATGTTGCTTGTTTTGCAGGAATAGCATTGCCCTATCAAGATTTAGGAATATTCCTGATTTGGGTGATATCTGGTGCAAAAGTCTATCAACAAGCCTATCTGCAACAAAATCGACATGAACTGTTGTCGCAACTTAATCCACAGTGGCAAAACATCCAGGGCAGTGACTTGGTTTGGAAAATCTATAATACCATGGGTCAAAAAGTTCAAACCATGAACGACCAACAGGTCTTAAATTTGTGCAACATGCTGTGGCCTGATGACCAACCAACATTTGCCTAGTTTACGGGGTAACTGGACAACCAAAACTGAATTTGTAACATGGTTGCATGAACAAGACCTTTTCTCGCAGCAGGGAAAAAAATCTTGGTTGACTGTGACACATTTGTTGAACTACATATTTGTCAGTGCGGCGAATGACAGCTGGTTAATAACCCCGGGCGGTTATGCATTCTTGTCAGCCAGATGGAACTATTGGAGCATTAGGCCCCGCCAGGACCTAAACAATCGAGAAATACTGGCTATGTCACAGATTATGCAACAGCCTTTTTATACACATTGGGTGCGTAGTCAGATTACTGCCATCCAGGTGTTTGATGAAAAAATCAACATGGAATGGCAACTAATGGATTATAACATCCATAAATGGTTAGATTTCCGAAAAATCAGTTGACGTGCTTAGCACGTAATGCTATACAGAGTATATTATCAACAAGCAAGGACAGAGATACTACCATGGCTCGAGCAGCTACACGTAACAATCAAATGATTGAAACTATTTCCATTACCCCCAGTCGACTGCAACATGCCATTAGACACTGTGTTGCACGTCGTCGTCCATTAATGGTATGGGGTCCACCAGGTATTGGCAAAAGCGACATTGTGGCGTATGTTGCTCGTGAACTTGGGCGTCCACTTATTGATATTCGGCTGCCTCTGCTGGAGCCCACGGACATGCGTGGTATTCCCTATCTAGCAGAAGTCAAAGTTTACAATGATCAAGGCGAACTGGTGCGTGATGAACTGGGTGTGCCAGTAACAGATCGCGAGTTCCGCTGGAGTCCACCAAGCGATCTACCCACCGACAAGCTCAGCAATGCTCTGGTATTTTTTGATGAAATCTCTGCTGCCCCACCCAGCGTGCAGGCTGCAACATATCAGATCATTCTCAACCGTCGTATTGGCAGCTATCAGCTTCCTGACAACGTGGTAATGGTGGCAGCTGGCAATCGTGTGCGTGACAAAGGTGTTGCCTACAACATGCCCACTCCACTGGCCAATCGTTTCAGCCACGTAACACTGGAACCCAACATTGATGACTGGAAGGACTGGGCCATCCGTAACAAGATCCATCGTGATGTTGTGGGTTATCTCAGCTTTCAGCCTCAGGATCTCATGAACTTCAATCCCAGCAACGACAGCTATGCGTTTGCTACACCGCGTACTTGGTACTTTGTCAGCGATCTATTGCAAGAGCCCGACGGCCGCGATGCACAACTTGATAGTGAAACACTAAGTGATCTAGTGCGTGGCACTGTGGGCGATGCTGCCGGCACAAAGTTTCTAAGTTATCGGCGCAGCGCCAGCACACTGCCCAATGCTCGCGAAATCCTGGATGGCAAAATCAAGTCGCTCAAAAACATCAGCCCAGATGTCATGCACGCTCTGGTGATTGCACTGTGCTACGAACTGTTTGCCAGCAACGCTCGTGCTCGCGCAGCAGTCGTCAATGG